TCCATTACACATACTCCTCAACGTGAACGTAGATACCAACAGGGCTGCCGACCGGCTCCGCGTAATCGTTGCGCAGCTCGCTGTACTTTGCGCTTTGCTGCTGGACGTGCGGTTCGTTCCAAACAATGGTTACCCCAATCTTGCCAGCAGCAACGACCTGTCCGATCCATTCGGGGTGCATCGCACCCCAGCGACCGATGACTTTTTTCCCGACAAATTCTTGATGATTCATTACGCAGCCTCCCCACGAATGATTGAACGGAAACGATTCCAGGCTTGCGCTGTGCGCTCTGCAACTTCTGGCAAGACAGCCGGAAATACACACTCAGAAGACTCAGCGCGTAAGCGCTGAGCATCTTCTTCATAAGATTCGATGATGTCTGTTGTACCGTAATCAGCAACAAAATCTTGAACACAACGTGAAGTATCGCCGCCCAACTGAACCCAACCGTTGAACTCTTCACAAGCCAATTCCCAAGCCTGAGTCTCTAACACATCAAGATCAGTAACCAGTGCTTCCCAAGCTGCGTTGTTTGCTAATGTTTCCATTGTCTCTCTCCTAAAGGTTTCCCCGTTGGCCGAAGCCAGATCTGAATATAGGGCAAAGGTTCCGCATGTGTCAACACATTTTATCTTGTGCGGTTACTTTTGGGTCGCTAGGCTTGCCGATACATAACCAAAGAGGACACATATGGGAGCCATGTCCCGTCGCAAGGGAGCAACCTTTGAGAGAGAGGTCGCTAACCTAATCCGAGATCATCTCGGGTACGACTGCAAGAGAAACCTAGAGCAATACCAGCAAGGCGGTGATGATTTATCCGGCGTGCCTGGTTGGAGCATTGAGTGTAAAAGGTACGCGACCTGCGTACCCTCAGACATCAAGAAGTTCTGGCTGCAGTGTGAAGCACAAGCAGCGGCCAAAGGGTTGCGTGCAGTCCTCTTTGTGAAGCAAGACAGGAAGCCAATCCAGGTGTACATCAACTGGATTGGACCTGGTCATGACTGCTATGAGCAGCATGACATACGAAGCGTCGCAGAAATAAGTTTCGACTTATGGTGCGGCATAGTCAGAGAAGTAGGAGAAGAAGATGCTAGGACTTAGCGATTCAACTGCGGAATATTTCCGCTTCAAGCCATCCATCAACGCGTGGATCGTCGACGGTGACGAGATCGAGTTCAAAGGGATGGGTATTGATCCAAGCAGTCTGAAGACTGGCTGGGGGAAAATACAAGAGGGACAAGCACCTGAGTGGCAATGGGACGAGCGCCCAGGAGTCAAGGGACCAAACCCTGGTCAAGACTTCAAGCGTGGTTTCAGCGTCATGGTGTACATCAAGGACTACGGCTGGAGAGAGTGGACGACCACAGGTTCCGGTCCCAAGATGGGGCTTGAGGCTATCTGGCCTTCAATCCACAACGGCGCAGCAAGCAATGACGGGAAGATGGCTATGGTCGCATTCCATGGAGCAAAGGCTGTTGCGATCGGCAAAGGCACTACCCGTGTACCAGAATTTGAGCTGAAGGGATGGAATGACAAACCAGAACAAGCAGCTCAACCGGCTCCAGCTCCAATGGAGGCTACCCCAGAACCCCAGCCAGCACCCCAGGCTGATGTCTCTTCTGACGGAGAGACTTGGGAGTTCTGACCTTGCGCCCCCAGAAATGGGGGCATTTTTTTGACTGGGGATTTCTATGCACAAATACGCAGAACATATCGTCGAAGTTGCACAGGAACTGTGGGGCGACATCAATCATAAGATGTCCCATGGGCATGAAGTGCGGTTCGGCAGCTACGGTTCAAAGAGCGTCGACAAAGAGAAAGGCGTATGGACCGATCATGAAACAAATGAGTCTGGAGGATTCGTTGATCTGTGCAAGATTGCGTATCCAGAAGCGAACGGACACCTGGCTGACTTCCTAGAAAAGCGATTCGGTATGGATAAAGATCCATCCTTTACGCCGAAGAACAGAGACAAGATCACAACTTACGACTACATCGGTGACCACGGAGTGCTGGTTTACCAGGTCGTCAGGACAGACTTTGCAGATGGAAAGAAAACATTCAGACAGCAGCGACCAGACGGACAAGGCGGATGGGTCAGCAGCATCAAGGGCATCGAGCGCATCCCTTACAACCTTCCTGAGATACTTCATCGCAAAGAGCGATGGGTATGGGTGGTCGAAGGAGAGAAGTGTGTTGAGCGGCTCAGAGATCTCGGGATCGTTGCCACTACCAACAACGGAGGCTCCGGCAATTGGGGTGACGAACACTCCAAGTGGCTCGCAGATCGACAGGTTATCGTGGTACCAGACAACGACGAGGCGGGACGAAAGCATGGCGCTAAAGTGGTCAACAGCCTTTTACCAGTCGCTAAAGAGGTCAGGCTATTAGATTTATCCGATCAGCTGCCAGAGAAAGGCGACATCGTTGATTGGCTCGACTCAGGGAAGACAAGGCAGCAACTGGCGAGCCTTGTAAAAGGAGCGCCGGCCATAGCGGAGGCGCTGCAAGATCCAGGCGAGATCGAGCAGGAGCAGATCGAGACGTTCCCAACCATGGACCTCGGGCAGCTGATGTCGATGCCACCAGTCAAGTTCTTAGTCGATGGTTTGTTCACCCGATACGGGTTGAGTGTGATGTACGGTCCACCAGGATGCGGTAAGACGTTCCTGGCTCTCGACATTGCACTCAGTGTTGCGTCGGGCAGAGACTTCCACGGCTTGCCAGTACAGCAGGGTGCAGTTCTATACATTTGTGGTGAAGGTGTTGGCGGTATCGGCAAGCGAGTCAAGGCTTGGACCGAGAACAATGGCAGCGGAGTCACAGAGGATGAGCTGCCGTTCTGGGTGCTACCGACTGCAGTGGACTTCACAAGTCCTGCAGACGTCGAGAAATTGAAGGCAACCATACAGGAGCTTGAAGAGCGAGCTGGGGGCTTTGCGTTGATTGTTGTGGACACGGTCGCTAGAGCACTACTCGGCGCAGATGAGAACTCAGCAACGGACATCGGTAAGTTTGTGAAGACCTGCGACGTGCTCAAAGAGACGTACAGAGCTGCGCTGCTTGGACTGCACCACTCAGGCAAGGATGGAAGCAGAGGGATGCGTGGATCAAGCGCACTGCTCGGAGCTGTGGACACTAGCATCCAGGTCAAGAAGTCAGGTGCGCAGCTTACGGTTGTGACCGAGAAGCAAAAGGACGCAGAGCCAGCTGAAGACTATTTCTTTCAGATGGAGAGTGCAGAGGTCGGTACGATCGGAGGAGAGACATCTGTGTATCTCAGGAAGATCTCAGCTGATGAAGTGGCAGCAGATGGAGCCAGCTTCAATGAGAAAGAACTCAAGGCAATGAACTGCTTACGCGACGCAACGGACAGAAACGATGTGATCAGCGTGGAAGTTGCGAGGGACTCTTTCGTCTTCTGGCTGCTCGAAAAGGATGGTTTGGATGTCACTGATAAGAAGGCAAAAGATCGTGCGAGGAAGGCTTGGGGACGTGCAATTAATGCGCTGGAAAGTGCGGACATTGTGGTTGTCCACGCCGGAAATAAGAAAATGGAGTGGGTGAAGGAAACGGACACGCTCGGACACGAAGTGGACAAATTATGAAAGCTATGAAAGCCAGTAATGACGCGGGATACAGCGTGGTGCGGACAAACGCGGACACAGAACGGACACAATTTGGGACAAAGACTGGGTGCGGACGGACACGGACAAACACTATAGTTTGTCCTGTCTGTCCACATCTGTCCGCTGGTGTCCTGGGGGATGAAAAATGAAAGAGTGGAGCAAACCAGTTGAAGCTGCTATTGCGTCGTTCATGACAGCTGAAGAGCAAATGAATAAGAGGTGGGGTTGGTACGCTTGGTTCAAGATGACGACCCCTGAGATTGCGGCGAAGTATCAAGGCGCCAGAGAGCGTTACCTGAAGATCACCAATCCTGATGAAAAGATCAAGGCTGCCGGCAATCTGGTTAAAGGGCTGAAGGTGATCGATGACCAGCTCCGTGAAGCGGGAGGGGTGAGTGATGTCTTTTATCTTCAGGCGAGGATATCAGGGCGCAACTATTACTTTGTGAACGACAAGCTCGACATGCAGCGAGTTATCCCATTGATGAAGGGTAAGGACCCAGTGGTTTATATGATGGAAGAGATCGTCACGATCATTGAGGCGCACGGCACAGACGTGGCTGACACAATCAAGTCAGCGTTCCCTGGATCGACAGTGCATAGCATTCAGTTCAAACACAACAAGGATCAGCTGGACGATGAAATCCCCTTTTAAAGACAAGCCGAACATTAGGCGATACTCAATCATCCCAGCTAGAGCAATGCAGGATGAGCGCCTCAATGGTGCCGCCTACAAAGTGCTTGCTTGCTTGGGTATGTACGCAAATCAATACGGCGTGTGCTGGCCATCACAGATCACGATAGGAAGGCACACAGGCTATGGTCGCGTTCATGTGAGCCGTACCATGGCAGTGTTGATCAAGCATGGCTATGTGAGGAAGCTAGAGACACGCCCGTACCCAAAGCATATCAAGCGCAGGTCAGGTAAGAAGGTGAATCGCTATCAGGTGCTGTGGGAAGGCAAGGACCCGATCCCTACTAACGAGCAGTTCTGGGCGCCAGCCAAGATCATTGCTGAGCCTGGAGAGGACGACTTTACTGAGACTGCTACACATATGCAGGAAGGGGTTAAAGGGGATGCAGGCAAGAGCTATCAGGTACTAGCACATGCATTCAAGCAGGCAGTCGAGCGCAGCTGCGGCATCCATCGACTGCCTGAACCGAGCTTTCAAGCAGCAAAAACCCTTACAGATCAAGGAGTTACGGTTGATCAGGTGCGTGATAGCACAGCTGCCATGTGCCGTGACGCATTACAGAAAGGACGCACGCCACCACTGACCTTAGACCAGGTTGCGAAGTGGGCTGCGCTGTACAAGAAATGATCAATCTGCTCAATAATTGCGCACAGTTATCCACAGGTTGGAGAACGCTAACTAAATCAATAACTTGCGAGAGGGCCTATGTCGCGTAATCCTTATTATGTTAAAACTTGTGCGCTGCACAATGCTGCACCCTGTGGATTCAGGGCGCTGCCAGGCGCCAGCAAATCCGCTGTACAAAAAATGCGCACCTTGCCCCCCTACCCCCATGTACGCCAGAGGGGGGATCTCGCTCAAAATTTTTCAGAAATCCGATGGGAGAAGTAAAAATGAAAGATACAATCAATCCAAGCCACTACCAGCGCGACGGCATGGAGTGCATCGACGCAATCAAGGCAGCGGTGCAAAATCTATCCGGCGCCGAAGCCTTTGAGACAGGATCAGCGATCAAGTATCTCTGGCGCTGGAAAGAGAAAGGCGGTAAGGATGATCTGCAGAAGGCCGTGTGGTTTATTAACGACATGGTCAGCGACATTGAAGAGATTGAATATCAAGAAGAGTTGCAGGCCGAAGCAACGCTACTGGAGATTGCAAGGAAGTTATGAGCATGATCAGCCTAGAAGGATTCGATAACTGCGTCGCGGGAATCGCGTTTGGATGCGGAGAACCTGACAGGCTGGTTTACGACACGGCAAAAATCTACGGCAAGCTGCAATACGAAATGGACCTGACGTTTGATGAGTCGATCAAGTTTTTCGACAACATCATTCTGCCCTTAGTTATGGGTCCAGGCGCACCGCTGTTTTTAACTTTTGCCGATATGGATGAAATCAAAGAGGTACATTGCAATGTCCAAGATGACAGTGCGGGAAGCGCGTAAGGTCCTGGCGGTCGGGTCGGACGACGAAAAGGAAGCAGTCAAACAGGAGCTGCAAGCGATTGCTGCGTCTAACGTGACTGATGTATTGCAGTGGACGCAGTCAGGTGGGATGGCGCTGCTCTCAAGCGCCGACATCCCGAAGCACGTCCAGAAAGCAATCAAGAAAGTAAGGGTCACGCCCAACCAATATGGCAACGCGATTGAAGTTGAGATGCACGATAAGTTATCAGCTCTGCGCGTGTTAGCTAAGTATCATGGACTAACTGAGCCAAACAGTGATGCGGATTCACGCCCGAGTATTTTGGGAATCAATCTAAAAGGTCCAGAAGTGACCACATATGAGGTATTAGAAGATGGCGAGAGCGAAGCAAGCGACGGATCAGAGCCAGAGATCGACCCGACGCCGAAGGGCGACGACGGACAGGAAGATCTCTTCTGAGGAAGCGCTTGGTGGCCTAAATCTAGATTTTTCTGGCGCGCCGACCACTTGGCAGTTTCTGCATGACGATTCGTTTGTCAGGGGGCTGATGGGGCCGGTAGGTTCTGGCAAATCATACGGCTGCGCTGCTGAGATCATGCTACGCGCCGTGAAGCAGCCACCATCGCCTAAAGACGGCATCCGCTACTCTCGGTTCGTGATCGTGCGGAACTCATACCCTGAGCTGCGCACCACAACCATCAAGACGTGGCTTGAGCTGTTCCCAGAGAACATCTGGGGTCCAATGCGCTGGTCACCGCCGATCAGTCATCACATCAAGCTGCCGGCGCGCGGGGACGCAGCTGGGATCGACTGTGAGGTGATCTTTATGGCTCTCGATCAACCGAAGGACGTCAGGAAGCTACTGTCACTTGAACTGACCGGCGCCTGGGTCAATGAGGCCAGGGAAATGCCGCTGGCGGTTGTGCAGGGCCTAACTCACCGAGTCGGACGCTATCCAACCAAAGGCAACGGCGGTTGCCCATGGCGCGGAATCTGGATGGACACCAACCCGATGGACGATGACCACTGGTGGTATCGCCTATCGGAGAAAGAGCCTGTGCGCGGCAAATACAAGTGGGAGTTCTTCAAGCAGCCCGGCGGCGTGATCGAAACCAACCGAGACGATCCTGTCGGCATACCGGCTGCGCAAAAGTTCTGGAAAGTGAATCCAGTTGCCGAGAACATCAACAATCTGCCTCCCGGCTATTATGACCAGCAGCTCGGTGGTAAGAACCTGGATTGGATTCGCTGCTATGCCGGCGGCGAATATGTGTATGTACAGGAAGGCCGGCCAGTGTGGCCTGAGTATGATGACTCAGTCATGTCCTCAGAAGACATTCAAGTCGACCCGACGCTCCCGATCCATATCGGTCTTGACTTTGGTTTGACACCTGCTGCGGTGTTCGGTCAAAGGCTGCCGTCGGGTCGCTGGAATATCCTCAGAGAGATCGTGACTGATGACATGGGCTTAGAAAGGTTTGGCCTTATATTGCTGAACGAGATCAATGTCAACTATCCAAAAATGGACGTGCTAGTCTGGGGTGACCCTGCTGGCTCAAAGCGCGACGAGATCTTTGAAGTGACCGCATTCGACCACCTGAAGACAATTGGCTTCAATGCAAGGCCGACAGCGAGTAACGACTTCCAGGTGCGCCGTGAAGCGGGAGCGATGCCTATGAATAGGTTCATCGATCGCAAGCCTGGGCTGCAGGTTCACAAGGATTGTCAGCGGCTGCGTAAGTCTCTGGCCGGCGGCTATCACTTCAAACGAGTTGCTGTTGGCGGCGGGCAAGAGCGATTTCGCGATGCGCCGAACAAGAATGAGCATTCGCACGTCGGGGATGCGTTCGGCTATTTGCTGCTTGGCGGTGGCGAACATCGTGCAATGACCCGAGGATACGGGGGACGTTATGGTGCTGCTGGACCAACCGGCTCGCAGTATCAAGCAAACACGGACTTCTCAATATGGTGACGGCTTACGAAATACAGGAAATGATTAACATGAAGGGCCTGACCATCCTGCCATTTCATGAAACGCATATGGCCAGGCTGGATGCAAGCGATGACGATACGCACTTGTTTTCCTGTTTCCCTGATTTTGATCAACGCCTCAAGTATCTAGCTGAAAGCAAGATGTCGTTTACGATCTTTTACAAGCGTGACCCGGCATTGTGCTTTGGGTTTGATATGCGCTGGCCAACGATGGCGGAGGCTTGGCTAGTTCCTGGCAGGGTGTCAATTGAACATGGCGCTCTTTTGAGTCGCGGTACCCGCCGGTTTTTTGATAAGATTGGTCCAGCTCTCGGTTTACGAAGACTGCAGATTGTGGTAAGTGTCCACCGTGAGAAAGCGATACAATGGGCCAAGTTCCTGAAATTTAAGGAAGAAGGTCTGATGTCGCAGTATGGACCGGAAGGTTTTGATTACTATATGTACGCGAGGACTTACTAATGGGCGGTTTATTCGGCGGGGGTGGCGCAAAAGCTCCCGATACATCAAAGCAGGAAGCGCTGCAAGAAAAGCAGGACGCGCGAGTCGCACGCCAGGAAGCTGAAGAGCAGCGCCGCCTAGCAGCGCAACAACGAGCACGCCGCACAGGTGGCACGCGATCACTACTCTCGCCTGAGCGTGAAGACGCACAGCGCGGTTTATCTACAAAACTTGGAGGACAATAGTCATGGGATTCGGCGGCGGACGTAAATCAGCACCAGCACCAGAGCCGGTAGTTGAACCAGAACCAGTTAAGAAGGTCGACAAACGAGCTGAAGAAGAAGCAGCTGCGTTGCGCGCAAGGAGCCGTCGCGGCGGGATGCGTTCATTGCTGTCTTCATCGCGCGAAGAGGCGCAGACCGGCCTGTCAAACAAGTTAAGCGGTCAGTAATGCGCAAGGAGCACAAGAGCGAAACAGGCGGCCTGACTGAGGCGGGGAGAAGACACTTTGAAGCAAAGGAAGGTGGAAACCTTAAACCTCCTGTTTCTAGCGGGACTAACCCTCGCCGCGTATCTTTCGCTGCTCGGTTCGCTGCTCAGAATCATCCTATGAAGGATGATGCAGGAAAGCCAACACGTTATGCCCTGGCTCTAAAGAAGTGGGGCTTCTCATCACCAGCACAGGCTCGCGCCTTTGCAAAACGGCACAAGGAGTCCTGATATGCCGATGACCGAAAAGGGATCAAAGATTAAGTCTGCGATGAAGCAAAAGTACGGCAAGAAGAAGGGCGAGCAGGTCTTTCACGCGTCGAAGAACAAAGGCACCATCAAGGGTGTTGAGAAGAAGGGATACTAACCATGGCACGCATCAGTCCTCAAGAAATCCTCAAGCGCCAGGAGAAGGCTGACGCACGCAAGGAAGAGTGGCGCACGATTTACGAAGAGTGCTATGAATTCGCGCTACCTCAGCGCAACCTGTACGACGGAAACTACGAAGGCAAGACTGCCGGCCAGAACAAAATGGCTCGGGTGTTTGACTCAACTGCAATCAATGCGACACAGCGTTTCGCGAACCGCATCCAGTCTGCGTTGTTCCCTCCATACAGAGCATGGTGTACGTTAGAGCCAGGCGATGATATCCCAGCAGAACGCAAGGCTGAGATCCGCGAGGCGTTACAAATCTACACGCAGCGCATGTTCTCAGTGGTGCGTCAGACCAACTTTGATCTAGCGATGTCCGAGTTCCTCCTCGACCTTTGCGTCGGTACAGCGGTCATGCTGATTCAGCCTGGAGATGAAGATGCGCCAGTTCGGTTTATTCCTGTGCCTCAGTATCTTGTATCCCTGGAAGAGGGTCCGCACGGTACGATTGATAATGTGTACCGCAAGCTACGCATCCGAGGAGAGGCGATACAGCGCCAATGGCCTGATGCCAAGATCCCACAGCGACTGCAGGAAGAAATCGACAAGAAGCCTGAAGGTGAGATTGATCTAGTCGAGGCGACAGTCTTTAACGTCGACGAAGACATGTACTGTTATCACTTGATCTGGCCAAAAGACAAGATGGCTGATGAGCTGGTTTACCGCACCATGAATGTCTCTCCGTGGATCGTGGCCCGATTCATGAAGGTTCCTGGCGAAGTTTACGGCAGAGGGCCGTTGGTCACTGCTTTGCCAGACGTCAAAACATTGAACAAAGTCAAAGAGTTAGTGCTCAAGAATGCATCGCTTGCTGTGTCAGGTGTGTACACAGCAGCTGATGATGGCGTATTGAATCCGCAGACAATCCGTATTGTGCCAGGCGCAATTATCCCAGTTGCCAGAAACGGTGGAGCACAAGGTGAATCATTGCGCCCATTGCGCTCGGCAACTGACTTCAATACATCTCAGCTGGTCATCAATGATCTTGTGATGAATATCAAGAAGATGCTGTACGACGATTCCCTGCCACCAGACAACATGTCGGCGCGTAGTGCGACAGAGATCGTGCAACGCATGAAGGAGCTGTCACAAAACTTAGGCTCGGCATATGGCAGATTGATCACTGAAGCGATGACTCCACTTGTGCGCCGCATTCTTGAAGTGATGGATCAAATGAACATTATTGATCTACCACTAGAGGTGAATGGACTGCAGGTGCGGGTTGTGCCAACGTCGCCATTGGCGCAGGCACAAAACATGGATGACATGGATGCCGTGCTTCAGTTTGCTCAGATTGCTCAGGCATTTGGTCAGGCCGGTCAAATGGCCATCAATCAGGAAGAAATGTTGACTTACATTGCAGAAAAGATGGGCGTCCCTCAGACGCTGCTGAACTCTCCCGAAGAGAAGGAGATGATCGTGCAGCAGATGCAGGACCAAGCTGCACAAATGCAACAGATGCAACAACAGCCACCAATGGCATAGGAGTGTGAATGGAAGGTTGGGATAGTCTGCGTCAAGCAGACAATGAACACCTGAAAGAAAGCCAAGCCACGCAGAGCGACCTTGATGTCTTGTACGTCAGGTGTTTCTCAACAGAAGCTGGCATTGAAGTCCTCAACCATCTCAAGGCAGTGACTTTGGATCAACCCACCTGGTATCCAGGTGAAGATCCAAGTCATGGCTTTGCGCGTGAAGGACAAAATAGTGTGGTCCGGGAAATAGTCCGGCGTATTGATCGAGGAAGAAACTTATGAGTGAAGAAGCTGTAATGTCGGAAAATTCGGAAACTGAAGCCGAAGAATCCGGAGCGTTATTGAATCCGCAGTCAGAACAGACTGAAACAGATCAGCCAGCTGAAATGCCGCACCTTGCCGGCGAAGAGACTGCATCTGAGAGCGATGGAGAAATTGATTGGGGCGATAGACCTGATTATATCCCAGAGCAGTTCTGGAGCGATTCAGATGGGCCTGATCTTGAAGGCATGGCCAAAGCCTACCAAGAGATGCGCACCAAGATGTCACAAGGCAAACATAAGGCGCCAAAGGACGGGAAGTACGATATAGCATCAATCAAAGATCACGGGGTCGCAGACGATGATCCGCTGCTTAACGATTTTAGTAATTTTGCGAAAGAGAATGGTTTAAGCCAGGATCAGTTTGACCAGATCACTTCAATGTACATGCAGCATGTTGGTGAGCTGACAGATCAGATCGAAACTAATCGCGAAGCCGAGCTTGCTAAGCTGGGCCGGAATGGCGACAAGGTTGTCAGCAGCCTAAACCAGTGGCTGACCAAACTTGGTACATCTGGCGCTCTGTCATCTGAAGAAGTGGACGCTATAGCGTCAAAGGCAGACAACGCTGAATACATTATGGCTCTGAACAAAATCCGTCAGTCATATGGTGAGCAGCCGATCCCTGATCTGTCTATGCAGGAAAGCAAGTCATACACCCGCGCAGATCTGGACGCGATGATTGCTGACCCTCGATATGGTAAAGACATGGCCTACACAAACTCTGTTGAACAAAAATTCATTGAGATGTACGGCTAATGTAACAAGGGGGAGCAACATGCTCCCCTTTATTTATTTGCGTTCTCAAAAAACCTGTTATATTTCAAGCAACCGACAACTCATTTCCTGAGCCGGTAACTGGCGTAAGCGGCCCACCTGGACAACCGTGGCTAGTTTGGAAACCTTATGTGTTTAATTTATTGAAGGAAGCTACAAATGGCGATTCAAGTATCTAATGCCTTTGTTACGCTTTTCGATAGTGAGGTCAAACAAGCCTATCAGGGTCAGCGTATGTTGGCCGGCCTCACTCGCGAGCGTAGCGGCGTCGAAGGTTCGACTGTTAAATTCCCTAAGATCGGGAAAGGCACAGCGACTGTTCGTGTACCACAAACTGACGTAACTCCACTCAACGTCTCCTACTCGCAAGTTACTGCGACAATGGAAGACTACATTGCAGCGGAATACTCAGATATCTTCAACCAGCAGAAGATCAACTTCAACGAGCGTCAAGAGCTTGTACAAGTTGTATCTGGAGCAATTGCACGTCGCATGGACCAGGTGGTTCTTGATGCGTTGGCAGCGGCGTCTTCACCATCAACTGTCGGCAACGACGTCGGTGGCACAGACTCCAACCTCAACGTCGCAAAAATGCGTGCAGCTAAAAAGGCGCTTGATGCCAACAACGTACCTGCTGAAGGTCGTATTTTGGTCATCCATGCAAACTCTTTGGACTCATTGCTTGGCGAAACAGAAGTCACATCATCTGACTTCAATACAGTCAAGGCTTTGGTTCAAGGCGACATCAACACTTTCCTCGGTTTCAACGTGGTAACACTTGGCGACCGTGACGAAGGTGGCTTGCCTATCGACGGATCAAGCGACCGTACGCTTTACGCTTTCCACCGCGACGCGGTTGGCCTTGGCGTAGGCATGGGTCAGACCTCACGCGTTGATTACATTGCAGAAAAAACCAGCTTCTTGGTTGCGTCAATGTTCTCAGCTGGTGCGGTTGCGATTGATGACGAAGGTATTGTCACAATCACTTGCCGTGAATCATAAGGAGGCATAGACAATGGCTTTTGATAAAACAGGCTTTACAGCCTTTGCAACAGCAAAGCGTGGTAGCGCTCCATCTAGCTATGGATACAAAACCACTGATGCGATTGCTGACGTAAATACCTCTGGGTATTTTAACGACCTGTCAGACACCCTTGAAGTGGGCGATCTCATTTACTGTGTAACTTCAACTGGCAGCACTGCCGTTGCAAGTCATGTATATGTGCTTTCTAACGCTTCAGGTGTTGTTGATGTCAATGATGGCACTGTTCTCGCCAACACTGACAGCGACTAAACGAATCGGCTCCCTCCGGGGAGCCTTTTCTAACGAGGTGATAAATGGCTTCTGGTGACACTAAACTGTCCATCTGTTCGGACGCGTTAATCATGTTAGGGGCATCGCCTCTTTCGTCGTTTTCGGAAGGTACTGACGCAGCTCAGATCTGCGATCGGCTGTACGACGACCTCAAGAAATCAATCATTGCAGCGCACCCATGGTCCTGGTCTTTCAAAAAAGTGCAGCTAGCACGATTAACTGAAACTCCGGCAAACGAATGGAAGTATGCATATGCATTACCAGGCGACACTCTTGCAGGTGTCCGCGCAGTATTTAACACCGGATCAACCGGCGTAAATCCAATTCAGTATGGCTGGGAGATCCAAGGCGACCAGTTGTACACAAGCCAAGAAATCATTTATGTGGACTACCAGTACGCACCTGGCGAGTCGCTCATCCCGTCTTATTTTGTACAGCTGCTGAAGTATGCAATGGCTGCAGAAATCGCGGAAACAGTGACCGACCAAATTACCAAGGCGCAGTATTATGAGCAGAAAGCATTTGGCTCCCCAGCAGAAAACCGCAGAGGTGGTTACTTCCGGGTCGCAGCCAACATTGATGGCTCCAACAATTCACTGGAGGCATTCCAAGACTTTAGCTTGATCGAGGTACGCCAGTGAGCCGTGTTATTCAGGTTCAGACCAACTTCACGTCTGGTGAGCTGGACCCGAAGCTGCGTGCAAGGATTGATTTGCAGCAGTATTACAACGGCTTAGAGCAAGCACAAAACATTATCATCCAGCCACAGGGTGGATTTGTGCGGCGCAATGGAACCAAGTATTTAGCAGAACTGCCGTCATCAGCAGGCACAGCTGTGCGCATGGTTCACTTTGAATTCTCGGTCAGTGACAGCTACATGCTGATCTTTGTTGACGAACGCATGTACGTCT